TCATAATTTCTTTAACAAATTTTTCCCAATAATAATAGGTTGGATGTGCTGTATTAAAAAATGTATTATTTTTCATTTTTTCTTTTGCTCTACTAATTTTTAATTTTGTAGGTTTATCTTGTAATTCTTGTGGAGTCATTTCGGTATCTTCAAAAAAAAATGCAATATACTCATCTTCTCCTTCTTTATATTCATTGTTTTTAAATATCCATTCATGGATACCACCATATTGTACATTATCATCTTTATAAAACCAAAAATTATTTAAATCTAACATTTTAAATAAATCATAAACATATTCATCTTTTTTTATATACCCTAATGGTTCTTTTTTTGTTAATACTTTATCTATGAAATATGATTTAAAATAAGTTTCCTCATTTGTTTTATCTAATTCAAAATAATTCATATCAGGTAATGAAAGTACATCAAAATCAAAAAATATTTTATATTGTATGTTATTTGATTTACAAAAATTTTGTAATAATAATAAATGTGTAATTGATTTAATTTCTGCTTCTTCAAATGAAAATAAATGTTCAGAATATGTTTTTGCAACTTTAAATGCATTATCATCTGAGTATGCTTCTTTTGCAACATTTTGTACACCACCAAATAATAAAAAACCAGATTGGTCATTTGTAAATAAATAATGATTATTAATAGGATTAACTAAATCATCTTTTATATTTTTAATCTTTCTCATCTTATCTGAAAAATAAAATGATTGTCTGTAAAACTCTGGACAATTAAAAATTATTGAAAAATTATTATTTCCATCATTTAATAATTTGGTTGCTAAAGATAGTGTTGATAATACCGATGCTTGAACTGTATTACTTGCTACACCTAAATTATAAACTTTATTACCAAAGTTTCTATGTATTGCTTCTGGATACGAACCAATATTTGCATTAGGTTCATCTCCATTAGGACAATATGCATTTTTAAATCTTTCTTTTTCCGGTCTGCGAAATGATGTGTTTGAACCACCGACACAAATTATATCTTTCATATTATAATGCAAATGATTCACCACACCCACAAGTACGGGATGCATTAGGATTAATAAACTGAAATCCTTTTCCGTTTAATCCATCTGAAAATTCTAATTCAGTTCCAAATAGATATAGTAATGATTTATTATCTATTAATATTTTTACTCCCTTATCTTCCGTTAAAGTATCCGATGGTTGTTGTTCGGTATCAAATGAAAGGTCATATGATAATCCACTGCATCCACCACCTTTAACTGCTACTCTAACAAATGGAGTTTTAAACCCACTTTCTTCAATTAATGAGTTTAATTTTTTTGCTGCACCTTCTGATACTGTTACCATACTAATAATTATAATTTTTCAAAATATCCACCAACATCAAACTTAGCTTTCATATTAATTGAACCTGCTTCATTTGGTACAAATTTAATTGGGTCTACTAAACGAAAATCAACAGATACTCTAGTTTGGTTACTATCATTATTTTTATTACCATGATACAAATTTGCACCACTAAATACTAAAATTTCACCATAGTTTATTTTATATGGTTGGTAATCACCTTTATCTGCTTTACTTTCCATCCAAATAGTGTTTTGTTCATTAGTATTTACAAATGGCATCCAAAAATTCACTTCGGTAGTTCCATGATTGTAAGTACTATCTTTATGCCATTCACCAACTCCTAAATTACCTTCCGCTAATTGAACTCTGAACGTTGGGATAGCCTGATATATAATTTCATCATATCCAAACCTTTCTTTAAGTTCTTTAACTAATTCTAAATAGGTTGGTAAGAATTGTGTTTTATATTTTTCATAATATCTTTTATGCCAAATTGTAGATTGGTCTTTTTCTCTAACTAATAAATCATAATGTTCCAATGTATGTAAATCTTCTAATGGGGTAGTATCACCTTCCCATACTTCTAACATTTCTGAAACTATTTTTCTAAAATCATATTTCGTTGTATCGTAATTGATTTTGTAAGGTGTTTGTAAGTACATAACTAAAATAAATTATATTGTTGTTTTAATCGTAAATCGTTTTCTCTTATTTCTCTAATGATTGGGTCATTATCCAAAATATCATTTGTTACTGATAATTCACCATTTATTCTGCATCCCACCAATTTATAGTTTTGTTTTCTTCTATTTCTTGCTTTTACAAATAACCAATCATCTTGTCCCCATAATTTCATTTCCTCAGGTATTGGTGAATAGTTTTCTTTATGAACAAATATTGCGCACCCCCATCCACCATTTCTTCTTTCAATTGGTTCTAACCCAAACTCCTTATTTGGTTCAGTATTATACTCAATTTCATCCAAACCAATTAAACCAATCTGTTCCGTAATATGTGGATATAGTATATCTAAAATATTCCAATTCATAAAAATATCATCATTTAGAATTAAAAGTTTATCATACTTAGCCATTGCTGCACCTTTATTCCAAGGTGCGGTAACATAAGTATTTTTTCCTTCTAAAATATGAATTAATTTTGGCAATTCTAGTTTTAAATCATTTTGGGTGTTATCTATTAAAATAATTTCCCCAACTAACTCATGTGCACTTAATTCTCTAAGTGTTTGTTGGAATCTATCACATTTCCACATTGTAGGTATAATAACTGAATACATATTTTATTTTTTAAAGTAATCTTTTAATTTTTGCATATCACCCGAACATAATATAGGTGAAATTTCATTTATAACACTAGCTTCCATATCCCACCATTTTAAATCTAATAAAAAATTTATATCTTCATCACTAAACCTTTTTTTCTTAAAAGTAGCCGGATTTCCTGCGTAAATAGTATATGGTGGTACATCTTTAGTAACAACACTACTTGCACCAATCACTGCACCATCACCTATTGTAACGCCACTCATAATTACAGCCGATGTTCCAATGTAAACATCATTACCTACTATAACACTACCTTTTGTTGATGGATGTCCTTCTCCATTAAATTTATTAAAAGTATTTTGATGTGTATGACCAAATGGGTATGTACTAATCCAATCAGTTCTATGGTTATTACCTAAAAATACAGTAACATCATATGCAATAGAACAAAACTTTCCAATAATTAAATCTGTATTATGGGAGTTGTGTGATATTACTTTTATACCACCATCACTATAAGAATAATCACCTAATTTCATTATTTTTTTTTTAATATTGTTAATCCGTTATTATTTGTATATCTTTCATGTAATTCCCAATTTGGATTTGATTCTAAAAATTCTTCGATTGCTGGCCACAATCCTATCTCATCTACTTTACCATTATACGATTCACCAATCCACTCAAATGATGTAGTATCGTGAAATATAATATACTTACGTGCTTTATTACTATGTATTTCTAATTCACCTTTTAATTGATTGTAATTGTGTAAAGTATCAATAAAAAGTAAATCAGTTTCTTCTATTTCTAAATCTAATGTATTAGCTACTTTAAATTCAAACTTTGTATCATTTTTAACCATTTCTGCAATTGATTCCCATTGAATGCCATTGATATCATATGAAATAAGTTTTTTAGGTTTTCCCATAAGTAATGCATAGGTTGATACTACCCATCTAACACCCATCTCTGTTATATGCTCACATTCATCTGCATATTTTTTTAATGTAGGTAAATGTTCGTTAATATCTGATGGTCTTACACATAATGTTTCGTAAGTTTCTTGTAACATATTTTTATTTTTTAATTGTATTTTAGTCCGAAAAATTCGTAGTTCTTATGTACCGATACTTCATCTCCTGCTTTGATAGCCAAATCCTCGTCTTCATATATCGCAGAAACAGGACACTCAGGTACGCATGCTCCACAATTTATACAAGTATCAGGATTGATATACATTTGCCCACCCGGAAATGCTTCTCTGCCATCTCTTTCAATTTCACCACCAGAACCTTCCATATCAATAGGTCCGTGAATACAATCTACCGGGCATGCACTTGCACACGCAGTATCCATACAATCAACACAACTTTTACCAATAATAAAACTCATAATTTATTTTTTTATTTTTTATACATGCGAGGCATCGAATATTAATTCTTCTAATCCTTGTTTCTTTCTATAATCGTTTATTGCAGATTTGATAGCATCTTCTGCTAATACACTACAATGGATTTTAACAGGTGGTAGATTTAATTCCTCTACTAATTCCATATTATCCATTTTTACTGCTTCTTCTAATGTCATACCTTTCAACCACTCTGTTGCTAAGGATGATGCTGCGATAGCACTTCCACATCCAAAAGTTTTGAATTTTGCATCAGTTATGATATTATCCTTTACTTCAATTTGTAGTCTCATTACATCACCACATTCTGGTGCTCCTACTAGACCTGTACCTACATTGGATTTACTTTTATCTAATGTTCCTACGTTTTTTGGGTTTTGGTAATGGTCGATTACCTTTTCTGAATATGCCATAAATTTAATATGTTTTTGTTAAATCATCATTATTATCAATTGAATCTATGTATTTTCTATACAAAGAATTGTATTTTAGTATACTATTACCCATTTTCATCCAATATTTTACTGCGGCTGGGTTATTTATCCATAGATTCTTATTATCCCAATCAAAAGTAGGTTCTGCATAGTATGGTACGGGTAAGGCTTCTTTTGGTTTATTTTGAGTAATATTTTCTACTATATCTTCATTTTTTTCTAAAATTTGTTCATTATCACCATAAACTTCGTAATTTTTATAATTTTCTTCCATTAAATCATCCAAATTATCATATAAACCTAATTTTTGGTCATTTTCTACCATTTCACCTAATAATCTTTTTTGTTTTTGTTTTTTAGTTTCAATCATACCATTAAATGCAATAATAAGTGCTACTGCTAACGGGTCAAATACAATTACAATTAAAAATATGAAGAATTTTACTACATTTTTCAATTCTATACCAAATGCATCCGCTACAAATCGAAATCCACCAACTTCTTTTTCTAAATCTAAGTTTGTCACTTTGATTTTATTGATTTCTTCATTGTTTTTAGCATTTTGTTCTTGTAAATCACTAATTTTTTTATTTAATTGTGCACTTTGTTTATCCTTATTATCAATTGAACGTAAAAGTCGGTTATTCACCTTACCTTTATCTAATATTTGAGATTGAGTAGTGGACAATTGTCCCAATTGTGCCGACAATTGTCCTATTTGTGTTTCATTTGTAGTAATCTTTGTAGAATATACTGCAATTTCTCTATCTACTTGTTGTAATTTTAAGTTCTGCTGTTGGAATGCGTTTGAAAGGTAACCAAATATACCAGCAGATGTAATTAACATCAATACTGCTACCGCAGATACTAAATACCACTTATTGAATCCTTTTATCTCATCCCACTTTTGTTTAAGATAAGTAGCTGCTACTAATTTAGCAAATTCTAATGAACCTGCCATCACCATAACAGATAAAGCTGCTCCACTAAATAGAACACCTAAGCCCGTTATAGAAAAAAATGCCGCACAACCAGCTATGATTAATGCGGATATACCTACTAACCATTTTAACCAATTCATTCTAATTACCTTCTCTTTCTAAGTCAATTAATTCATTAACCTTAGCTAAGTAAGATTGAATTTCTGTAAAATGTTTAATTGCATCAGTTGTAGTAATTTGTTTACTACCTTCCGCTGCTTGTTTTAAGAAGTTTGTTCTAATTTCAATTGCTTCTAAGTTTTGTCTAATTTGTACTTTGTATCTCATATACTTTGTTTTTTATAAATATTTGTTATTTAAAAATTCTACTATTGCTTCACCCCAAGCTCTATGTGCTTGAAAACCAGGATGTCCATCGGTAGTTACATCAAATCCTACCTCATGTCCTATTTGTGTTTTCGTTTCCTCTGCCATATGTACAATATTATTGTATTTTTTACTGCCAATTTTTAATTGTAAAATATGTTCACTATTAAATGTGGGGTAATCATATTGTAAATTTAGTTGATATTCAGTATAACTAGTATCGCCTGTAAAATAAAATTCAATATTATGCATCATCATAAAATTAGCTAATCCAAATAATGAATAAGCAACTTTTTTATCTTGTATTTCGGGATGCATAAATTCTTCAGAATATTCTTTTATTATTCTACGAAGTTTATTTCTATATTCTTCATTTAATGGTGGTCCATATATCCAATCAAATACTACTTGTGTATCTTTTATTTTTCCACTATTATCATATTCAATGTTACCAACCAATTCTTTAAAATGTTTAACCGAAAATAGGTCTAACCTAGTTACTGCTCCAGGTAATTCTAAAATAAATATTGTTTTTTGAACATCTGCTAATCTACGTGAAAAAATGTACTCCCATACTTTTCTTATAAGACGTTCAGTACCTGCCCCACTCTTTGCTTCATTTATAACTTTAATATTGGGTAATAAATTTTGAACTATCGTAGGATAGCAAACTTCTTTTTCGTTTTTATATTCAAAACCATATTTTTCTTTATAGGCATTTTTAATCCAGTATTTACCTTCTTCAAATCCGCCACCTTCGGTATTAGAACACCCACTAAAGTATAGTGTATTAAATTTATTTTGTATCATTAATTAAAAAATTTTGCTAATTTCGTTTCTTGTTCTAATTCATCAGGTGAACAATACTTAGGAATCTCATAATCTCCTGGTTTTCTAAACACTAATAAATACTCATGTACTTTTGATGTGTAACGTTTTGCTGCGGTTTTACCTATTTGTAATGCTGCAAATGGTGAAATATTTTCTAGTATAACTATATCATGCTGATTAAATCCGTGCTTCTTAAATGAATTAATAACATCACCATGAACATTTTGAAATTCACCACCGGTCCTTAAATCACCTACAACCCAGCATGCAAATGCTCCACTTTTTAGAACTCTATAACAATTAGATATACAAACATCTATTTTACTCATAAATGATTCGTATCTAGTTTCATCACTTAATTGACCTGGAACCGATTCATATCTTTCTAAATTAAAGTAAGGTGGACAGGTAAATATTAAATCTGCACTCTTATCTGAAATTTCTTCCATCAGAGTTCCATCTCCATTAATTACATGAGGTTTAACACCGTGCCCTTCAAAGTGTGTTTGTATTCTTTCGTATGTTTTAGGTGAAATCTCAAACCCAGTATAATCTCTACCTAATTTAGTTGCAACAAATCCTCTTGTAACTCTACCGGCAAAAGGGTCAACTACCTTACTACCCTTCATACTCCAAAATTTATATATTTGTTCTGCTAATCCAGCGTGAAATTCAGAAAAAGTATAACCCGGTAAATATTCTGATGTGTCACTACGGCGTTGTTCATCTAAACCATCATTTAAATAGGCATCGTGCCACTTTAGTTTTGATTCTTTGGTAGGTCTATTAATTGATAGAGGTAAGAATCCAAATTGGTCTACTACCTTTATATCGGTTCTAAGAGGTAATATTTGTGAGTATTCTGCCATAATAAAAAAAGGGTAGTCTTTTGTGACTACCCTTAAAGATACTAAATATAACCGAACTATCCAACTTTAATGGATACTTTTTTTGGTTTCTTTTCTTCTAATTTAGGTAAGGAAATATTTAATATACCATCCTTAACTACTGCTAATGTAGCACTCAAATCCCAATTAGTTCCAATGTTTAGTGATTCATCAACAGGAAGTGCAATTGCATTCCAAATTTTATCATCACTTTCTTTTTCGATTGATTTAACTCTAATAAAGTTTTCTTCAATTGTAATATCCAATGTTTCCTTTGTTTGACCAGGCACTGCTAATCCTATTCTTAGGATATCATCTGTAACATCAACTACTACTTGTTTGTGTTTAGTACTAGCTGCTCTTGTTTTTGGTGTTTCGAAAAAATCTTCGAATAATTTGTTGTAATCAATTAAATACATAATTTTAATTTTTTTTGTTAATAATACTCTATATAGTTCAAATATTATACCATTAGGGTTAAACTGACATTTTGTTAGAAAGTTCCAACATTTAAAGAAAATTTGTCAGTTTTTTGTGACGGATTTTGTAATTTTAATTCCTCTTGTCTTTCTATAATTGTACTCATAAAATCTCCCCAATGTAAAATATATTGAATAGATGAACGTAATGTATTCTTAACATTAAATGTTTTTAAATATTTTTCATTATCTTCATCATATAATCCATCAGTAAGTTTAATACCAAAATATTCATTTTCACTATATTGAATACCATAATGGTTTAGTGTAAAGAATGTTCTATCGGTAATAGTCATAAATGGTATTTCCTCATTTCGTTTGTAATAATCCATTCTATTATCTATTTCCCATTTATTTGTATTAGGAACATAATGTACTTGTCCTTTAATTCCTAATTTACCTAAATCATGATGCAATGCGGCAAACATTAATTCTTCATCTGTAAAATCAATTGTACCACCTTGTAAAGTAAATAACTCTTTCATCTTAATTGCATTTTTACATACATTAAATATATGGTCAATATAACCCCCATCATAACAATTGTGGTAAAGTAATCTACCACTAGCCGGAGACATTGCTAAATTCATACCCAATTCATCTTCGGAATACATATGTAATAATTTTTGCAATCTTTCACCCGTAAAATACTTTTTAATAATAGCAATAAACTTGTCGTAATTTGCTTTAATTTCTTCTGCTGTCTTTTTTCTTTGTATCATAATTTATAGTTTAAAAAATTTATCTGCGTTTTTTATTTTACTTATTCTATTTTCTGCAATTTTACAAGTCACCTCAATAATTTCACTACCAATATATTCTCTATTATGTTCTACACATACAATAGCGGTAGTACCACTACCCATAAATGGGTCAAACACAATTTGATTTTTATTTGTATATTTTTCAATAAATTGTTTTACAATATTAGGTGAAAAATTATAAGTATATTCAGGTGTAGCAGGTACAAATTTTTCACTAAATACATCCGGTAATAAAGGGTGTTTTGAATTATTTCTACCAAACGTTAAAATAAATGTATATCCATGTCTGAACATATCAATTGTATCTTCCTTTTTTATCCATATTTTTTGTGATTTAAGTACCCAACCATTATTACCCATAATATCACAAATAATATTATGTTTTTGAATAACAGTCCCTTCTGCTTTTCTATCCGAAACAAATATAGTTACTACATCATTTTTAGGATTAAATAAACTAAATCTTTCTTTTAAGAAATCAATATAGGGTTGTATGTTTTTAGTATCTGCACCAATCTCATCAAAATCCGGTGGTGATGTTATAATGTAATCGTATTGTAAGTTACGATTAAGTGTATCTAAACAATCTTCGTTGTAAATCATTTTGTTAAGTTTTCTTTTGTTAAGATTTTATATAATAGTTCAATTTCTTCTTCCGTTTCTAACATTGGTAAATTATCAAATAGTGTTACCAAATATTCACCTTCATTTAAATCCATTGCTTTCCACTCATCACTTGCTATTGATATAAGAGTAGGTCTATCATGCATATCTTCATCATCTTTAGGTAATGGTAATATCCAATAATAGAAATCAGACTCACCATCATTTTCTTCTATTTTAATAGCTCCCCATTTCTTAAATGAATGGTCAGTAATTGGTGTTTGTGGCATTGTTATCATAACTCAAATATACAACTTTTTTCTCTAATCACAAATAATTCTGATAGATTTTTGAATTGAATCTGTTTTTATATCCGAAAATAACTTTGAATTTGGTATTTCTAAAGTATAAATTGCTTTACCTATAATTGTAATCGTATCACCTTTCATTTTATAGATTGGTGCACCCATAGTATTTATTTCACCGGAAAAATATCCTAATTGAGATGTACCATTTACAATGGGAATTATTTCGTCTTGTTGTGAAATTAAATTGGGTAATTGTGATATTTGTAATTGACCGGTATATGGATTAAAATACGTTTTAACGATACTACCAACCTTATCACCGGCTTTTAAAAGCCAATAGTGAGAACTACTCCATTCTATCCTACCCGTAACAGGTGAGGGTATTTGATTAGGTTTACCATCTACTAAAAATTTACCCGTAATTCTACTTAATGTTTGGTTTGATGTTGTAGATAATACTAAATGATAAAACCCATTATTATCTAATAGTAAACTTTGCTTACCATTTGAATTTAATGCGGAATCGATTGTAAATGTAATTGTGTGAGTGTGTGGTATTGGTGTAACTATATCTTTATTACACGCCATTAAAATTATAATACCTAAAAAGGATAAAATTTTCATATCTTAGAGTTTAGTGTTTATACTTAAAGATACGATTTTTTTATTGTTTTACCAATTACTTAGAGTTATTTTTTATAATTTGTTGATTATTAATTAATTATGTATTATATTAAATCCTAATGTATTAAACAATTTTATTGATTTTTCATTCCAAGTATCCACCTCGCAATAAATTGTTTTATCATATTCAAATCTATTAATTATATCTGATACAAATTCTTTACCACTATATTGTTTATTGATTACTTTATTTTTTACAAATAAATTAAAAAGAAATTTACCATCTTTATATTCTTTAAACCAAACATGTCCAAATACATAAAAATCA